GGAAGAAGGGGGAGTCCGACACCGGGTGAGGTGATAGTCCTGTTCTACTGTATCCTAATATATTATATAAATTTTAGATATGTCACTGAATCCCTATCTCGGTAGTGGGAATAGAATGACATATCAAATATTTTTATAATATTATTATATAGAGTAAAACTAAACCCTACTTCCGGACTCAAATCCCTCGACCAGAATATGGGTCAGCATAACTTGCATAACGGTTAACCCTGCGGAATCGTTGAAACTTAGGTCCGCATAACTTGCATAACGATTAACCTCGCGGATTCGTTACAGTTACGTTTTCAAACCCGCTAAAATCAGGGCCTAGCGGGGCGAAGCAGCCCCGACCTTGAATGACTAGATTAGACTTTACCCCCATCATCCCTTACACTGTTAAGGGTGCATTCTGTAACAAAAGCCACAGCCCTTGAAGCCGATCCTGTTCTTCAGACTTTACTAGATAGTTCTCGCCTTACCTTACCGGAGCGACGTGTTCTTGCTTCCCTTCTGAACGGGAAGTCCGTGCAAAAGGCCGCAGCTCTAGGGGGTATGGCGTACGAAACAGTGACAAAGTCTTTGGACAAGGGTCGGCTTCGAGTCGCCTTTCTCAACATATGTGAGGAACAGGGCCTTACTGATACGGCCATTGTAGGGGCGATTGTCGACGGTCTTCAAGCTGAGTACGGAGATGCCAAGCCAAACCACGGAATCCGGTTAAAGGCCGCCGAGTTAGGAGCCAAATTGAAAGGGCATTTTCCGGCGTCTGGGGACGGCGACCGGATTACGCAAATCAACATTCAGACCAACCTTGATATGGATATCGGGGGCGCGGGACCTGAATGGTCGGATGAGTTAGCTGTTGAGTTTACACCTATGGACTCAGACCCATTGCCAGAAACAAGTCAGGATGACGAAAAGGGGGTTGACAACCATGGAGAAATAGTCAATGATGGAAATGCTAAGTCCACAGACGGTGAAACAATGGCTTGATCTAGGTGTAACGGTTCTGTTAGCGGGTTACTTGATTGTTCGTCAGGATAGATTACTGCAAGAAATTCGACTGTTGCTGAAAGAATTACTCTACCGAGATCGCCATGAAACTGAGGAAATCAGAAACGAAGACTCCCGAAACCATCCACGAAAACAGGATAGTTGACCAACGTCCCCTGGAATGGATTACGTGGGAAGATTGCTACGGAACCTCAGAGCCGGGATGGGATACTGTGGAGCTAGATCAATTGCTGGGTCCTATGGTTATTGATTCTGTGGGATGGGTTACAGCCGAGTCCCCAACCAGTATCCGTCTCCATGCTTCTTTGTATGAGGACCCCACTGGCCTTAACGGGGAGTCGTGGATAGTGATTCCTAAGAGCGTAATTCTCCGCCGAATAACCCTACGCCGGGATAGGGAAAAAACCGGACCCGGGTTAGCCCTGTACAAGCGCCGACCCCCCACAAAGGCTCGTCCCTAATGCCCACCCAAGACCTTAAATTTGTAGCAAATCCCACCCAGAAGAAGTTTATCCAGTCCAAAGCCTCCGCCTCCTTGTTTACGGGGCGTATGCGCGAGGGCAAGTCAGCCGGTCTTGTGTGGTCGGTGTTTCACCATACCCGCCATAATCCCGGGGCGGAGTGGCTCCTCTTCCGGGATACATGGACCAACTTCGAGCGTACCACCATGCGGGAGTTCTTTAAGTGGTTTCCCCCCGGTGTCATGGGTATTTACAAAGCCGAACCTCGTCGGTTTACGTGGCAATGTACAATCGATGGTCAGGAGATGAAGGGCGCTGTCACGTTTATGGGTTTGGATTCACCCCAGGATGCCTCTAAGTTACAATCTATGACCCTCGGCGCGTTTGGTTGTGATGAGGTTGCCCCAGGGCTAGATGCGGGCGGAATCAGTGAGGAAGTATTTGACTTTGCCATGACCCGTATTTCCCAACCCGGCCTTAATTACTGGGTGGCCAAATTGGTAGAGAACAACCCCGATGAATCTCACTGGACCTATTCCCGATTCGTTGACCCCGGTACTGAGGGTTATGAATGTTTCCAGCCCGATATTCCAGAGAATATCCTTAACATCAAGCCGGGTTTTTATCAAGATTTAAAGAATAACCTGAAGGGTCGCCCTGATCTTTGGCTTCGGTTTGGTCTTGGGAAGTTCGGTTTCACTCAAATCGGTAAAGCAGTCACCCCTCAGTGGAATCCTGCCGTTCACCTTGCCGAGGACCTGAAAGCCATTCGCGGACTCCCCCTCAAGCTGTTCTGGGATTTCGGCCTTAACCCGACCGCAGTCGTGGCTCAGATTACCCCTACCGGCTCTCTTAATTGTCTGTGGTGTGTAACCGGGAACCAGATGGGAGTTGAGGAATACATTGAGGGAATCCTTGGACCTGCTCTTGCCGCGTATTACCCAAACTTTACCTATGAACATATCGGTGATCCGGCTGGTAAAGAACGTGAGCAATCTTCTTCAAAACGGTCAGCCGTATCCGTTATCCGTAAGATGATCGGCGGTGGATTTCGAGCTGGTGTCGTGAGCGAGTGGGAACGCCTGGATGCCCTCAAACGTGTCCTATTACGGACGAATATCATTAAAATCGATAAGACCCACGCCCGCGATTTATGGCACGCTCTCCGGGGTGGTTGGCATCGCCACGTCTCGGCTCAGGGAATTGTTGGCGGTATTGTTAAGGATATCCATTCCCACCCCGGGGATGCCCTTAGTTACGGGGTCTCAGTCCTGTATCCCGTGCGTCGTCTCGGTGTGGATGCCCGGAGACGTTCGCCCATCCCCGTTATGGGGATCAACGGAGCTTTGCCCCTCGCCATCGCTTCGCCCAGCCCTAATAAGCCCTTCATCGGTAATAAGGGCGTTCGCCTTCCCTCGCAGGCGCATGTAATAATGGCTACATGAGTATTTTAGAACCCGAGTTCGATGAAGATGAATGTTACCCCCTGGAGCTTCCGACATGGCGTTAAATTCAGGATACGAGCCAATTAACCCCGGTACTGATTTAGAGGACATGGGCGATGACAAGGCATACAGGAATGCCGAACTCGCGAAATGCCTCACTGCCTACAATACCGAGTCCCGGCAAGGTCGCCTGAATCGGGATATCGTATGGCGGAAGAACAAGGACGTGTACTGGCAACGGTACGATTTTAGTAAGAAACTCCCTCACCAGTTTAAGCTCGTCATGCCCGAGGGACCCTTGTTCGTGGAGCGATTCGCTGCCGCCATGAAGGAAGCTTTATTGCGGTCTCAGGATTTTTTCACAGTCGAGATTCCCGACTCTCTCAAGTCCCGAGAACCCTGGTCAAAGGGGTTTGATCAGTTTGTGAAGAAGGTTATCCTTTATTGGCTGGATCGCTGCGGCGATTGGATTCCTGACGCATCTCGGGGATTCCCCGCTGTCTTCGAGGATATCGCCAAGAACGGGGCTATGGCCATGATGGCCGCTACCGTAACGTGGGAAGAGGTAGAGAAGGAGGTGGTTACGTATGAGGGGATTCCGTCTGTTATCCCGTCTGGGGACGGCTATCGGTTGGGGCCACCTCGCGGACTGGGACGAGTTCGTAAGAAGGTGGGCATGGTCGCGGTTAAACCCGTGGACCCTACCCTGGTGTGGTATGACCCTACAGGTCGTGGTTTGTATCGTCGAATCAGGAGGACCGTAGACTACTGGCAGTTGTTAGAGATGGCAGAAGCCCGGGATGAGGAAGGCAACTTTATATGGGATAGGGCTGAGATAGAACGTCTTCGGGGCTCCAATGACCCTCAGCAAGAACAGGATCGGATGCGCATCACGAATGAGACCGCTATCCCGACTGCTTCTGTCCGCCGAGAAACCATTCTTGATGAGTATCTTGGAACCATTATCGATTATGATGGAAAGGCCATTGCTAAGAATGCCCTTACTATTATGGCCAATGAATCCGTTATTATACGAGGACCTGAAATCAACCCTTATCTCCACGGCCGTGATTGGCTCGTGGCTACCCCGCTTATCCGAGTCCCTGGGTTTCCCTACGGCAAATCGTACATGGAGACGTGGACTGACATCATTGGAACCTTCACCGAATTCACCAATGCCCTCCTCGATATTGCTTACCGCTCTGGAATCAAAGCCCATGCTGGAGACATTGCGCAGTGTGAAAATCCCGATGACCTTATGAACGGTCTCGTGAGCGGGCTATTTATTCCTCTTGTGGAGGGGGCTGACCCTCAGCGTTTTGTCCAGGAAATCGAGTTAGGTAATTTTTCCCCGGAACTTATCGGTCTGTGGTCCTTGTTGAAGAACGAAGCTCAGGAAGGGGCGGTTCTCAATGATCTCCTTATGGGTCAGGTCATCCCTGGGCGTCGTACAGCCCAGGAAGTGAGCCAGACGTGGGAAGCTTCTGCCGCTTTCATTCGTGCCATTGCTCAGACGGTAGAGAATAATTTTCTTACCCCCCTTATTGAGCTTATTTGGTTTGTGGCTCTTCAGCATATGGATTTTATGGACAATGCCGACCTGAGGTCGTCTATGCCCGAGGATCTTCAATGGGTATTTGAGTTACCCGATGACCAGCGCCAAGAGATGTTCTCCGGCTCCCTTTCAATCAAGGTCAAGGGAATCAGTGCCGTTCTAGAACGAGAACTCACTCGCCAAGCAATGATGGCTGCGACGGGTATTATCTTCCAATCTCGCGACATCACCCAAATGGCCATGCAACAGTTTGATGTCCTGAATTTTATTACTGAGGTCTTTCGACAGTTTAACGTGGATAGTTCTAAGTTTTTCATTCCCCCCTCGGATCAACAGCTCCAGACCCAGGCTCGGATGGATGCGGTAAACAATCCACAGCCCACGACCCCAATTGCCGGGGGACCTAGCGGGCAACCGGGGGTGCCTGCCTAATGTTACCAGAACCCATTATCAACGAACGGCTTCTCGAACTTTCTAACCGAGGAGCCATTGCCGAGAACCTTGAACCCCATATCTTTCCGTATGTACGGGTAGATTTAGCTGCCATTGATAAAGCCGCCCGGGAGATGACTACTTCTGCCTCTCCTGATTCTGGACTCACCCTAGCCGCTTTGTGGGGCAAGCGAATAGCTCTCTTAGACCTCAGTGCCCGTTTGCGCCGGGATCAAGAACGAGCTATCAAAGCTCATGTCACCCCAGGGCAAGGAGATTGACCCATGCCGTTCGATGCATTGTTTGGCGATGTACCCGACGATCAACCAGACCAGTTTTCTGAGGGGCGTACTGAGTCCCCTGAGCAAGCCCAGGCTGTTGCCCATCAGCAACACGAGCAACGGAACCGGAAACTCGCTGCTCTGGAGGCTCGCCTTATGCAGGTACCCGTAGTCCCGTCACCATCCCCTACCCGGTTTGACTGGGAGAATGACCCGCTTCCAGACCCGGTAGAACAACCAACCGAGTTCGCTAAGAATCTCACCGATAGGGTAACGGCTAAGGTTGCCACGACTATGACGGCTGGTGCCCAACAGTCAGCTGCTCAGCAGGAAATAGTCCGGCACCAGCATCAGAACAATGAGGCTCTTTGGGCTACCTTTGCCGAGGAATACCCTGACCTCGCCGATCATCGTATGGTTGTAGCGTCCGTGCTCGAACACCAGTTTGGTAATCGGGTACAGGGTACGCTTTCTGATACATTTGACAAGGTTGCAGGAGCTACCCGAGAGTATATCGGACGTATTCGTGGGCAGGAAAACCCAGCGCCCTCCACCTTCGTACCCTCCCGAACGGGGCGGACTGCGGGTCTTGGGGCTGGTGTGAGTTCTGGGCTTTCGCCGTTTCAGCAAGGGCCGGGGCGTCAGGCAAGCCGAGAACCAGGACCCGTGACCCTGACTCAGCAGATTAAGGACCTTCGCCTAAAATCGGGTCTCGTATAGGGCCAGGGGAATGGGCCAAGGAAATGGAATCAGTTAGACTTTGCTAACTGTGTCGGATAATTTTATAACAGTTCTACACGCCGGTAGAGCATTGAATGCCTTTGCAAGTCCTCGTGGGCAAGGCGAAGGGATACCGTACCCTTGAAACGGAAATTGATTGAAGGAGAAAACTCATGTCTTGGGTATTCGATGCAGCGTCCGGCGTGTATAAAAACCATAGTCTGTCTGACCAAATTCGTCGGCAGGCGCTGGCCGACACTATTCTTATGCAGTTTACTCGCCCGGAACCGGGTTTTGGCAAGAAAAAGGGTGACACTCACACCATTACTCGTATTTTACAACTCAACCCTGCTACCAGGGTATCGGAAACCTCGCGGCTTCCGAGTGGTCGCCCCGTTATCCAGACCCGTTCTATCGTGGTCAGTGAGTGGGGTTTTAAGATGGAGTTGACGGAGCTGGAAAAGAACCTTACGCACTACGACATCCAGAACCAGTTCCAGCTTATGCTCAAAGACCAGATGGCGATTACGATGGACAATATGGTTGCTGAGGCCGACAAAGCAACTCCGTGGAGGATGGTGCTTACCGGCACTGATGTCGCCCCTACGTATTCGTTCACCACGAACGGTGTGTTTGGAGCAACGGCCCCGGCGTCTGGTCGTTCGTTCATTGTGTCCGATCTTCGTCGAATCTATAAAGAATTTCGTGATCGTGCGATTCCGTTTTTCAAGGGCCGTCGCTATGCGGCTGTTCTTTCTACTGCCGGTATTGCCTCCATTAAGGAAGATGACGAATACCGTAACTGGTTGTCGCCAACCTCTAGCAAGGAATTTCGGGAAGGTCAAGTAGCTGATATCGAGGGTTTCATGATCATGGAATCTAATAACGGTATTGCGCTTGACCCTACTGCCGGTTCCACTACCTCTGTCGGCGAAGGACTCTTCTTCGGTGCTGATGCTACCGCGGTTATTGAAGTTGATACCCCTGATATCCGTATCGGTGCTGTTGCGGATGATTTGGGGCGTTTTCGTGAAGTAGGCTGGGTGGGTACCGTGGAAGCTGGACTTGTGTGGGAAACCGGGGCGTTGTCCCGTGTGTTGTACATGGGTTCTTTGTAAGAACGGGTTATACCCACCAATTAGAAGGAGAAAGTTATGTCGTCTGCTACCGTTGAACGGATTTCTGATAGTCGATTTTCTAATGCCTCGGCCACCGCATCGGCTACCTTAGCGATTATTTCTGTAGAGGGTCCGTGTCTGGTGAAGGGGTTATTTTGGCACCCTAACGCCACACCGGGCACCGGGACCCCCCTTGTCGCTACTCTGAATAAATTCACGAAAGCGACTGGCGCTCTTGCTGCTGTTGGCCCCGTGCTTACTACAGCAACTCCCCCGGTAGCGGGGAAAACGTATTACAAATTGTTGCAAACTCGCATTGACCCAGGTGAAATTGCCATGCTTATGATTACCGCAGTCCCCACGGCGGGACAGGGTGTATTGAGTATGGAAGTGGAGGTTGATGGATTCCATGGTCAATCCGATACCACGAACCTTGTAGCGTCAACCACATAAAGGATTCAGGTACATGCCAGAAACTGCATTGCTGATGCCCCCCTGGAGACGGGCGAATGGACAATTGTACATTCCCCGGACCAAGGTCTACACGGCATCCGAGCAAGATAATTCAACCCCGGCGCGCAAACTTACGTTTGTGTCGTCGGATTATGAGGTTCTGACCATGTACCTGAATGTCGCCGGGTACACGGCAGTCACAGTGAAACTCCAAGCAAGCCCTGATGATGGTGTTACGTGGATTGATATTCCAGGCTCGACACTCACGGCAACCGCAACCTTCGTGACCCTTACAAACCTCTGCCATGATCTGATGGCCGTAAACGTGGCAGGAACCTTGAGTGCTGGTGCGGACAGTATGGATGTCTGGTTGTTACCCATTATCAGGCGTCGTTAGGAAAGGAATACAAAAATGGCCCTCGCTATTGATCTTGATCGCGGTGTTGAGTACCGAGCCATCGGACAACATGGCCCCTCTATTTACATGTACGCCGATGACCCGGGCACGTATTTGGATGCCCACGGGGTGCCCGTATCGGATGAGCTCGCAGCGGCAGCAGGTTTCGACGTGAAGAAGCATCGGCTTTTGAAAGCCAGGACGGCGAAGATAGCCGAGGCAAAGGCAGCCATTGACGAGCAATATCGGGCAATGCTCGCTGATATTGATGGAGTCGAGGATGTGGTAGAGTTAGGTGATGTCCAGGGGGATAACAAAAACCCCCATGCCCATGACAAGGACCATAAATAAATGGCCAACGATCTTGAGAGCCTTACGATTCGTCTACAACGTCGCCTTGAACCGTTTCTCCCTGATGGGGATGCTTCGGTTATGCGCGAGCTGATATTGCATATCAATAAGGCGATTCGTAGGGCGCAAGAGTTTTACAATTTCCCGGGAATGGCGCTCACGTGGCAAGTGAACACGGTAACGGGAGTTCGGGCCTTGACTGGTTTCCCGACTCTTTGGAAAACCTCCCGGGGATATCCTCTGTTACTGGACAACACAACGTCCAGTTTCAGGGAATTACGGTGGATCAAGGGCGATATCGATGCCCGGCGTTTGTATGGTAACTCGACCACCATTGACCAAGGGGCGCCACGGCATATTCTTCTTACGGAGGGGTTCACAGGGGCGGAGGTGTATCCGTACCCGGATGGCCGTTCGGATTACGGAGACGGTCAATACCGGCTGTATATCCCCTATTATGGCTATCTCGCAGACCTCACAGCCAAGGGGGATACGAATTTCTTTACCCAGGGGTTAGGGGAGCAATATACCCTAGACGCTGCGTTCGGGTATTCTCTAGAACTCATCCCTGGCCAAGAAGGACATGCTCGTCAGTTCCGGCTTTCGGACGCCCCGCTTTCCCGCCCTGTGACCATTGCCGATCGAGAACTTCGGTCCACTATTCGTGCCCTCAAGCTGCGTCAAGTACGTCGTCCTACTATCCTGTATCCGAACCGCTATCCCCTAGCCTCAAGTGAGGATTACCCCTATGACACGTAATGAGTTATTATCCGAGGTGCTGAAACGTCTGGGTGATACATCTTCGCAAATGATTCTCACTATTGACGCCCTTTATGATCTTGTTCTCGCAGATATGGCAGCCCGGGGTGCGTTGTCTTCTTTGAGAAAAATCACAACCGGGACCTTTACTACGAACACGGAATTGTATTCCACTACTACGTTACTCGGTTTGGTTCCTTATGACGTGTTGATGATTTTTATCCCCTCCCTCGGATTACCGGACGGAATCCTAGAAAAGGTATCGGTGGAGCGGTACATGGCTCAGCGCACGCTACAAGGGGCAGCCACTACCGGACTTCCTGTCATGTGGACGTTTTGGCCAAATGAGGACACGTTAGCATTTTGGCCCACCCCCTCTGTTACGTATAATACAGTGGCATTTTCAATGTGGCATGTCACGGCGCCAATACCCATCATTTCTAGTGCACAGATTACCGAAGTGCGGACGGAAGACCTTCATACCCTGGTCGCCGGTATATACAAATTCGCTGCCGCTTACTTCGATAACGATTCCCCAGAAATGAAGCAGATTGATGTGGGGATGTACGCAACGCAGTACGAACAAGGGTTACAGGTTATGGCTGCCCGTTCCCGTAGCCGGTTACGAACGGCTCGGCAAGGGTTAGCGGAACAACTATTAGCTGCCCGTGCTCAGGCTATTGCTGGGGGGAGTCAATGAGCGTACAGGCGGAATATCGGTGGACCATAGGATTCCGGTGTGTGTTAGTGGTGTGTATCCTTATTCGCTTTGCTTTGATGGTTTTTTAAGAGGACCTATGTCTTGGTTATTTTTTCTATGGTTCTTGTTTTTCCCTACCTACGCTACAGCAATAACAATGGATCTCAATGACCTTGTTGCAAAAGCCGGAACACAAATACAGGAAGTATCTGTATCTAATCCCTTTTATATATTGACTGCGAACCTTACTGTTCCTGCAACCGCTGAACTTATATTTCCTAATGATGGTATGGTGGCGTGTAATGGGTTTACCCTAACAATACAATCCAGTACAACGAACTGGCCGGGTCGGCAGATATTTGCGAGTGACTGTAGTAGCACAGGGAGTGTGAGTTTTGCCGGTAATCAGATATCACGGGAAGTTATACCGGAATGGTGGGGGGCAAAAGCCGATAATAGCAGGGATAATCAAGCGGAGTTGCAAGCTACGGGAGTGGCAGCCGCAACGGGCAGTCTTGGAGTTAGGCTGGGTGTTGGCACCTACAAGCACTCGGGGTCCTTACTGTGGTTGCGGAGTGGGCTTAGTGTGAAAGGGGTCAATAATCAAGTGACGGTGTTATCGTACACCGGGGCCGGTTCGCAAATTACCACAGTGACATCAGGGGTTCGCGTATTTCGAACAAGCTTCCAGGACCTCTGGCTATCTACCGTCACGGGAACAGTCGGCCTTGCTCTTGACTCAGTCTCTGAGGGTGAATTTAGGAACATTCTTTTGACGGGATCGTCGGTGGCATGTCTAGATATTTTTGGAGCGACCCCGGGTAATTCTGTCTATAACCGTTTTTACAATGTCAAAGCGCAAGGATGTGGCATCGGTCATCGGGTCCAAGGTATTTCTCATAATGGCAATGTCTGGATAGGTTCGCGAGCGAATGCCTGTACTAGGGGGTGGGAGATCACTGACTCCAATGACAACTCTTTAATTGGAGTGCAAAGCGAAGCAAACAGTGACGTAGGAGTCTACATTGATGCTACTGTTTCAGGATATGCTAATAGAAATAGAATCATCTCCTCTAGGCTGGAAAACAACACCAATTATGGCGTAACCATCGCATCCGTTAATGTAATTGAAACCTTTATTGAGGGTCTGTGGACTGGTTCCAACGGAGCTGATTTTAATGATGTCGGGACACGAACAAATCGAGCACCTGATCTTCTGTATGTGACATCAGCCGGTAATATGGCAATGAAATCAGGGGCATTTGTAGCGGGGACTTCTTTTTTTACACAGGGGAGTGGTTCCTATACTGGCGCAACAAGTACGTCTGCTTTAGTCAAAGGACAAGTCGCCGATAATGCAAGTGCGGTTGGAGTGAAGTTATCAAATACGGTGACGCTTACTACTTCAGGCGCTAAGGCTGTAGAGGCATGTTCAGATTCCACATGTGCGACTCCGGTCGCCGCCGTGCGATATAACGGGACAACGTGGGGATTGCGATTGCAAAGCCCTGATGGCACCTGGTACTTGTTGACGATTGCAAACGGTGGGACAGTGAGCGTTGTCACTAATCCGTGATGATGCGGATGGAAAACCGGCTTATTCGACCTAACGTGTGTGATTAGATGGCACTAGCAGCAATAGCAAAAATTATTAATGTCTCCAGCGTGGATGCGACGACCTTTTCTAATACATCGATCACTCCGACGAGTGGCCGTTTGTATATTGTGTGCGTGGTCAACAGTAAAGGAACCACGCCTGACACCCCTACCCTCTCCGGAACCAATGGATTCAATGTAACCTGGACCCAAATCGCTACTATTACGTTCAACACGATAGCGTCTCCGAATGCGCGATTGACCGCTTTTTGGGGTATCGCATCTTCGAGTTCCGCTGGGGTGATTACGTCTGCATACGCGGGTAATACACAAACGGGATTCTGTCAAACCATTGACGAATTTACGGGATTTAATGCTACCACGCCAATAGTAACAGCAAACGTGGTCACTGCAAGGGCGGATACCGTTACTGGGGTAAATTGTACCCTAGCGGCTCTTGCTAGTACCTTGAATGCTACTTTCGGAACCTACAGCAAGTCCGGGAACTCGACTATTACTCCAAATGGGACCTTTACTGAATTAGAGGACAACGGGCACGGAACCCCAGCACATCGTCTTGAAACGCAATGGAAGATCAATGCTACGGGGTCGGGGGGATCATCGGGTTCATTGGATTGGGCTGGGATTGCCTTTGAAATCAATGAGACGAGTGTTGGGGGTGCGGGCGGTATCACACTGGTAAACCTAGAACGGGCCTTCCGAGGCCATAGTCGCGGTAGTGCGCGGGGGAGTTGGTAGTGGCCTTTTATCTTGCAAAATACAATACGGGAACCACAATTTCTTTTCCTATGATTAAACGTGCGGTCGTGGACTTCGCCGTAACAGGTGACTGGACCCCGGCCACGGGCGATACGAAAGTCAGCAAGGACCAAGCAGCGTTTGCCAATTCCACAAACAATCCAGCAGCCGTATCAGGAACAGGGTCTGCTGGGTGGAGTCTTGCGCTCACAGCAACTGAGTTGTCCTGCGCGGAATTATCCATTCAAATCGTGGACTCCGCAACCAAAGCAGTAGAAGATCAATGGCTAACGGTGTATACGTATGGCAATGCCTCGGCTAAGTTTCCCGTTGATTTCAGTGATGTTGTAAGACTTGGATTAACGGCACTCCCTAATGCAGCCGCTGAAGCTGCTGGGGGTTTGTACACCAGAGGGTCGGGAGCCGGACAAATCAACCAGCCCGCGAACGGGCGTATAGATACCAATGTCATTGCCGTTGGCGGGACTACTCAGACTGCTCGGGATCTTGGGGCATCCGTGCTGTTGTCCGCAGGGACGGGAACCGGTCAGTTGGATTTTACTTCCGGTGTCGTGAAGGCGAGTCTTGTCCAGATTCTTGGGACAGCATTGACGGAAACCGCTGGTCAGATTGCCGCTGCTTTCAAACAGTTCTTTGATGTTGCTTCGCCAACCGGAACCATGAAGGCAATTACCAATGTGGTGACGACCACAACCGCAACAAACGTCACGAATGACGTAGGTATTACACAAGCAGGAGCAGATAAAGTCTGGAGTACGGCAACCCGGGCACTCACGGACAAGGCCAACTTTACGCTATCGGCAGCCGGTATTCAAGCGGTGTGGGATGCGCTTACATCGGCCCTTACAACTGTGGGAAGTATTGGTAAGTTGTTGGTGGACAACATCAACGCCACCATCTCAAGCCGCATGGCAACGTACACGCAACCTACTGGATTTCTGGCAGCGACCTTTCCCACAGGCACGATTGCGAATACAACCAATATCACAGCGGGTACGGTAACAACAGCGACAAATGTAACAACAGTGAATGACAAAACTGGGTATGCGCTTACCAGCGGAGAGCGGGACGCGGTTGCCGACGCTCTGTTAGATAGGGCGAATGCAATAGAAACTGGGTTGACGCCAAGGGGGTCCCTACGACTTATATCGGCAGCGGAGGCAGGAAAACTTTCAGGAGCGGCTACTACAACCGTCACTATTCGTAACGCGGTTATTGATTCAAAAGCCCGTATCACGGCGACCGTGGATGCAAGCGGAAACCGGACAGCGATAACGACTGATGTGGCCTAGCAGTTACTGGGCTAATCGGTATTGGCCACCTAGGTATTGGCCCAAAATCGGGTCTTCGGTTCCTCTTGCGATAACAGGTCGCCTCATCGAGTACCGGCAAACTGCTCAATTTACAGGTTTGTTCACCACCCCTGTTCTGACTGACTCCGTGACAGGTTCGTGGTATCAGTTGGAGATATCGGCAGGCAACGCCGTGGTAGGTATGTTGCTTGATAATGCTGCGGGGGACGGGCGTCTCCTTCATCACAGATTTTCCGTTGATGATGGTGTGGTGCTTGACAATATCGTACAGATAGGAATCGCCAATGGGTCGATTACCCTTTCTCGTGCCCCCCTTGCCCGGTCTGATGCTGCCATTGTGTGGCAGCCCTCTACGGGGAATATCTACCGTTTGCGCGGGTCCCTGGTTCTCGCGGTCCCTACCATAACCCTGGAGTTAGTAGCATGAGCCTCTATGTGTTGGACGATTTTGTCGAAGGATGGGTTACTGCCCTTACCGATGGGCCAGTAGCAGCGGGGACGCCAAAACAGTTTGCCAATGTGACAAATGGAATCTGGTACGTTAACCAAGAAAATAAAGTAGTGCCCCGTGGACGACGGGGATTTACCGCACTCAATGCAACCGCCATTGACAGTGACGTGAATAACAAAATAAAGGGCCTTCATCATTTTGCTCTTGGAAATTTTAGTCAATATCTTGCGCATGGGGAAGGCACGAATAGACGATTTTATGTATCGGCTGATGGTGGGGCTACATGGGGTGTAGCCACGGGGACACCAACATTCGGTGCTGGTGTCCCGTTATGGACACAGTTTGTAAGCTGGCCTACCCGAGCGTTTGCTATTGCTGTCACGATGTATGAAGATGAAGATTCCACAGCCACAGGGGCAATGTATTACTGGAACGGAACTACGTTTACTGCACTTGTTCAAACTGGCGTACAGATGAATGATGGCCCCATTGCTATCTATCGAGAAAGGCTGGCGGGAACTCGATCAGATACCCGAGGAAAGGAACTCTATTTTACTAATCCCGATCAAGAAACAGTAGTCGATGTTGCTCGAACCGTAGCAGTCAATGACGGTTCGGGTTCTCGGATCATGGGCCTTGTGGCAGACCAAGACCGACTTACCATCCTTAAAGAGCGGTCCCTGTGGTACGTGCTTGGAGACCCCGGAACCACGTCTGCAAACTCCCTCAAGGTAAAATATGCCCCGGATGGCCCTGGCCCAACGTCTCGGCGATCGGTAGCCGCTACGCCGTGGGGAATCCTGTACGTGGGTCGGCAAGGGGTATACCTTACTGATGGAGTAAGCCCCACACCCATTGGGGTAACTGGTCCCCTACGTTCACGGTTCCGTACCCGTAGCAGTGATACATTTTTCGGGAAGTCGGTTGGGGTCTATATTCCGGAGATTCAGCAGTACTGGTTAAAACTAGACCCTGATGATTCTCTCATCTACGTGCTAAGCCGCCTTGATGTTCCCGGTGACAAAACCATTCTTATATGGAGTACGCATGATTCGAACATAACGGGGGGATTTCCTCTCGCTTCGGGGGCAATAAAACAACGTCCGGATGCCGATGCGGGTAAGCTTATGGTCGCCAATAATAAGGGGAAGGTGTATGTCGTTGATACCGGGAGCACGGATGACGGCAGCGTTATACCCGTATCATGGGCAACGGCGTCATTGGCAACCCAGGAACACTTTCCCTCGGCCGCAGGTCATTTCCATTATGTTGATATTGAATGGCGGGGGATATCAAGTATTCAAGTGTCCGTGTATAAACATGAAATAACAACCCCTATAATTTCGTGGGTTATTCCCCCCACTGCTAATGTAGGGGAAATCTGGACCAGATCACGGCGTTATAATACGGTATTCGATAAACCCGGAACACGGTTCCTTGTACAAATACAAAACTTTGACGGCTCCTCGCTTACGAGTCAAAGTCAGGAAATGGAAATTCGTAATATCATCATTAAAACACGACCTTACAGTCGTCGTAGGGACCCAACAACTATATGACACGAGCACTTGTTCGACCTATTGATAACGTTATTGCTGATTCTAATTGGCGTCGGGTGCTTGCAGGTGTGGGGGTTGAAATTGTTACTGCATCCGGGGATTTCAATGCGGCTATCCCGTTGGCCGAAACCGAACTCACAAACCTCGTTCTCCCCTCATCCCAGGGACAGGCACTGATGTATGTGAGCCTCTTTGTTCGTAATCCCGGTGTTCTGCTCAGTGATAATTTTAGTTACCGTATTCGGGATGCCAGTGTCACGGGGCCCTTAAAGAATACCTTCACCCCGTTTCAAGGGGTGGTTGCCGGGGATAATCAGCAGTTTAGTTATATTTTCTGGGACGTGTCCCCCTTGTATCAGTACTCCCTCACCCACCAACGCCTCGCCAACGTGACAAATCCCATGTTAGGGCAATGGCAAGCTATTGTGATATTATTTCGAGAATAGGAGAAGACGAGTATGGCCATGGACTTAAACCAGATTATGCAGATTTTACAAGAGGCCACGAATCACCTGAGTAACTATACCGGACAGGGTGGTGGGGGGCTTGTGTCAACCCCTGGTGGTGGTGCGAGTTCCGGACCTAACTACCGAGTAAGCGCTGGTGGGCAGGGTGGTGTTGGCTCGTATGGTGGTGGGAATACGGGCGCGATTAACTTTCAACCGGCTCCGGGTCTTGGTGGTCCAGCTCCGCAAGTGTCTGGTGGTGGCAATCCCTTTGGTCAAGGCGGTGGTCCTAACTACCAAGTAAGTGCTGGCGGACAGGGCGGTGCAGGCGCATACGGAAATGGGGCCTCGGCAGCGCCGCCACAGCAGTTTATCAATCCGCTTGCCCGAGGAACAAACCTCCCTCAATCATTTTTACCTCATGAGGTATTGCCCGATTGGTCTGGCGTTTCTCCTACGGGGGCTCCGGGAACCATCCCCCTTCGTATGGGCGGACCTGACCAGGGTGGTGGTAGTATCGGGTGGTTCGATCCTATGACGGGGACACTTCGAGGAGCCAACGGGATGACGACGGATAACCGTCTCTCGGGTGCTGGTCCCGGTGCTTGGGCCGCGTTAGCCGCAAGGGCAGCATCAAACCCAGGTGGTATGCTCACAGATGCAGATTATCGATCTGCCCTTCAAACAGCATACCCAGGTCCAGCATTGGAGCGTATTGACCAGAATGGTTTTATTGTAGGGTCCACTGAAAGCCTCAATGATCGTCACTTGAAGGCGCAATATGACTTTCTCGTGAAAAAGAAAAATGCGGCCGGGGTGGCAGGTAGACCGGGTTTAGCTGAGTATATTAAGCGGAAGGGTCTTCCCATGCCCGGGTCTTCGGGTGCGGGTGCGGGTACTCTTTCTTTTGCCCCAGGAATCGGTGCTGGTACCGACGTATACGGCGACTATTCTCGATAAGGAGAACCCCAGTGGCCAAGGTCATTACCGTTGTGAATCCTGAATCATTGACATTACCATCCTTACAAGAGGACCTTGCGGTGGGGTTACGGGATCATCCCTATCTTACCGTAGAAAACGTTCTTACATCCCTGAAAGAGGGTCTAGGGTCCACGTTGGGCTTATGGCTTGTACGTCAGGCAACCGGAGAAACCCTAGGATGGGCGATCGCTGCAACAGGGTCTCCCCTTATGCCTATGGCTCAGCTTGTGCACGTATATTGCCGAAACGGCATTCGCCCATGGGTAGGGCGTCATCTTGTTATGGCGGCTACGAACTGGGCCTTTGATAAGGGGTATCCAGTCGTAACCGGGTTCATGTGGCGTCGTGAATGCAAGGGCGCTATCCGCCGCCTTAATCAGGTTGTGGAGACCAAGCCCATTGGTTACATGATCGGTATGACTCCGAAAGAGGGTTTGTAATATGGCATTTGCTGCTGCCGCGCCGTATCTCATTTCAGCGGCTGGGTCTATCGGGGGATCGTTATTAAGTAGTTCGGGGAAGAAAGGGGCGAACCAGTCCCAGTATACCCTTAACAAATCCTATGTCCCTGTTGATCTGCTTGGGCAACTCGCTAATCTTGGCGTTCCCGTATTACCGTTCTTCTTTGGTCAGGGTGGCTCAGCATCTCAGTCACCGTTTGGTGGGGCGCCCTTTAACCCCAACGATCAGTTTCCTAATCCCCAGGGTCTTGTTAAGCAACGACCCACAGATGACAAGGGTAATCCTATTTTCACCTCGGCGGACTTGTCGGGGGCATGGCAGGAAGACCCTCAGAAAAAGCAGGACTTCGAGCGCCTGGTGAAGAAAGGATTGATAGACCCTCATGGCTTTACGATAGACCAGCTTGACGGAGCCGTCCAGTCGGACGGGGGTTTTAGTGGGCGATCCATTGGAAACTTTGGAAACGCCCGTAACCAGCTTATGCATCAGCTCGATGTCGAGCGTCAGGCGGAGTTGATTTACAAGGATGGCCGTACTGAAACCGGACAGCAATCCCCTACAGGAGTCCCCACAGCCGGTCAACAGTCCCCTGCGGGAGTACCCACGGCCGGGAGTCAGGAAGTAGGGGGTGATTTTTTCACAAACCAAATCCTTTCCTTGTATCCCCAAGGAGGGCAAGACCAAGGTGGGTTCCTTGGAGTCACGCACCCTGGAGTCAGCACGGGTCAGGTGCAGTCGTCTGATATCAATGCCGCCACCCTTCCCCAGATTCAGGGGTACAACGCGGCAACCATGTCTCTGGCGCCAGGGGGGTATGATCGTTTCGAGGAGGCTTTACGACAAAAGGCGTTTCTGCCCGTCCAACAGCAGCTTTCCCACGAACAGGAGCTTGCCCGGAAACAACTCTCTGAGGACCTGATTAGTAGGGGATATGGAGACAGTCCAGTATTCGGCGCCCTTCTCCAGGACCAGGGTGAAGAATATGGGCGACGCATGGTGCAGTCATTGGAACAAGCCAACGCCCAAGCCATCACTACCCGTTACGGATTAGAGTTCCAGGAAAAACAATTCAACGCCCAACAGATCAACGCAGCACGGGACCAGGCAGCCGGTCTTACTGCCCAGGCAAAGATGCTCTATGCCCAGATGCTCCTACAGCAAGGGACAACGAATGCCGCGAACCGTTTACAGGCATCCCAATCCAATGCTCAGCTCGGGTTACAGGCATCCCAGGCCAACGCCCAATTAGGGTTGCAGGCGTCTTCGGCCAATGCGGATAATTATCTCAAGGCCAAGCAACTCACGGTTTCTCAGGAACAATCCCGTCGTCAGGATTTTAATCAACTTCTGAATATCAAGGTCAACCAAGGGGCTATTGAAAATGATTTTATCATTAAGTCGCAGGCATTGGCCT